TCTTCTCCATCCGTTGTAATCCCAACGTAAGTTCCAAGCCGCTCCTTTTCTCAAGTCACGTAAGATCTCACGGTCAATCTCAGCTGCTACTTGCTCAGATAACAATGCAGTTAACTCAGCTTCAGCGTCAATGTTATGGAATGCAGCAACGTCTTGAGCTAACTCAGGAGACCATTGTGCTCTTAATTTTCTTTCTGTTACAGAAACTGTTACTGACTCAAGGTCAAAAGAAACCTCACCGATTTCATCTTCCCACTCTAAGTTAGCATATCTTCTGAACCATGCAGTAAATGAAGTTGCAGATCCACCTGAGAACAATGTAGTACCTGTGTAACCATCTAAAGATGTTGAGTTACAATCAGCACATACTGGACAAGATAAATCAACTTCTAACCAAATACAACCTGCTGAGTCACAGATATCGTAGTAAGAACCACCGTTACCTGCGTTTGTTGGAGATGGAGGATTTGATCCTGAGTTAGAGAATACAGTTTGTGCTGTATCACCATATTTAACTAAACCTTTACCGTAGATTTGAGTAACACATCTAAACAATAAAGGAACATATTGTCCTGCACTGTTTTTGATAACGTCACATGGTGTTGTAGATGCTGATAAACCTGTGAAACCGTATATTCTCAAGTCAGACAAGAATGCCTCACTATCCATTTCATTTCCGTCAGGTCCAATCAATTTACCTTCACCTGCAGTTGCGAAACCACACATTTTAACGATAACTTTTCTTGTGTTACCAGCTGGAATGATTTGTCCTGCTCCGATGTTAGCGTCAACTAAATAACCACCAACCCAAGCTTGAACTGTAGTGTTAGCTGTAACTGCTGTCCATTTACCTTTAGAGTAATCAAACAATCCTGGAGGATCTAAACCTGCCTCATTTCCTTCGTAGAATAAATCATACAAATCTTTTTGGTAAGAGTAAGGCCCTACTGGTGGGTAACCTGAACCTGGAGTTTGACCTGCAGCTTCGTTGTTAGATCCAATTGGTGGGTAGTGAATACCTCCAGTTGCATCTGGCCCTTGTAATTGGTTTTGGTATCCTTGAATACGTGGTACAAAGTAGAACAATTTACCGATAGGTAAGTTCATTGCTTGTACAGAAACGATGTCGTTAGCCAACAATTTAGAGAATACTCTTCTTACGATAGGGAAAACAACTGTTTCAAATGCTCCGTTAGAGCCTTCACCTGTTGCTTCGTTAATTAAGAAAGAAGCTTGGTTCTCATATAATTGAGCTACGTTTTCTTTTAGATGTCCTTTAAGACCATCAAGGAACCCTAATTTGTCCCATTTGTTAATTGTGTCTTCTTTGATAACTTTAAGGTGTTTTAACCCGATGTTACCTACAAGACCTGATTCTAATAATGCTCCCATTTTTTTGGTTTTTATTATTTGTGTTTATTTGTTTATTAAAGTTTTGACATCAAATCCTTCATTCTTAAGAATTGTGGATTTTCGTACGTTTTTGATTCAATTAAATTTGCTGATGAACCTGTTGATACAGTTTTGTTAACAGTTCTTTCAATTGACTCGTTTAATTTTTCGTCAGTTTTAGATCCAGATGTCAACTCGTCTTTGATAGATCTATATAGACTTTTTGATTCCTTCAAAGTTTCAACATTGTCAAATCTTCTTAGGATATTTATTTTTTCTTGTTTTGTTGTTGAATGTTCTGTGAATAATCTTGTAGCGTAAGCCAAGTTTGAGTTAAAGATCGCAACTTCGTTAAGTTTTGTTCTAAACACGTCAAGTGCTTGTCTGTACTCTTCATTTTTCTCTCTTAGTAAGTTCACTTCATTTTGAGCTTTTTCTTCAGAGATTTTTATAGGGTTGTAACTAATGTTTCTATTGTTAGTTCTTGCTTTTCTAAGTCCACGACTACCGTCTTTAGATCCATTACCTAATGTTCTTGACGCTTCTTTAGTTTCTGCTTTCTTAACAGGTGTAGATTTACCTTTTTCCATATTCTCACCTTCTTTGTATTCAAACTTCGCTTTACCTGTACCAACAGCTCTTGGACCTTCTTTTTTCTTTTCGTTGAATCCTCCACTCATGTTAGGTTTTTGGTTATATTTGAATTTAGATTGGTTACCCATTCCAACTCCTTTTGGTTTCATAGCTTTCTTAACGGCTTCCATAACAGCGTCCAAATTACCCACTTCTTCTTCATTCCACTCTTCACCTAAATCTAAGTCAATAGTTTCCTCTTCTTCCATTTCATAGTGATGCATACCTTCCCCATACATTTCTTCCATTTCAGGGTAAGTACCTTCACTCATGTCATCTTCAAAATCTCTGTGTCTATCCATACGAGATCTGATTTTATCTCTCATTGGAGTTTCAAAGTCACCTTTATGAGATCTGATTTTATCTCTCATAGGGGTTTCAAAATCCATTTCAAAATCATCATCTTCCATTTCGTCATCATCTTCCATTTCAATTTCATAGATTGTTTCTTCCATTTCAGAATTACCATGTCCATATTCTTCTTCTTCTAAATCAGACTCACCCAATTGGATCATGTAGTCGTTGTCACCGTCTTTAAGGTGAATATTACCACCTTCTTTTTTAACGATAATTCCGTCTTCATCACCCATAGCTTTGAAAACTTGTAAAACCTCATCATCTGACGCATTTGTCAAATCAATAGTTTCATCATCTTCCATGTCGTCACCAGTCATATCAAATTCCATTTCGTCATCATCTTCCATGTCCATGTCCATTTCGTCATCATCTTCCATTTCATCATCCATGTCCTCGTCTTCAACTTCTGAATCAACATCAAGTTCTGCTTCTCCGCCTGTTACAGGTTCATCTGTGTCAATCTCGTCATCTTGTTCCTTTAGAGATTCTTTTACTAATTGTCTGATTTCTTCTTTCATCGTAGATTGAAGTATTCCTTTTGCATTCTCTTGTAGAGTCTCTTCCAAATTACGAATTTGAAATAGAGCATCTTCTACTACATTTTGGTTTTTTTCCATACTTTTTTTATAGAGTTTTCAAATAAATATCTACAATATTCAAAAAATTTTAATTTTAGATAGTTTAAGACAAAAAAAAATGGGAAAAGACTATTGTCAATTCCCATTTCTTATTTAATTTTTTAGATCTTAATTCTCAATCACCTCATCAATTTTACTTTCACTGATAGATGTGATTCTCCATTCCATAGAATAGTTCTCGTAAACTTTGGTTACTTTCGCCTCAACATCGGTTGGTGAATAACCTTTTACTAATTTTTCTTCTCTTTGTTTTTTAACCTTTCCGGTTTCAGTATCAACCATATCAGTGGTGATCTTAGCTACAAAATACTTTTCGTCCATAATTTTTTTATTTTCCTAAATAATCGGATAATCTTTTCATTAAGTCAAGTGATTTAGTTCCTGATTCCCCAACATTTCTTTCTACTGCGATTTTTCTATCCTCTTCTAAGCTTTCTTCGTACTTCATTCTGTCATCTTTATTTTGGAACAAGTATGCTCCCGGTGTAGATGGTGAAGATACAAGGTCAAAACAGATTAGTTCAAAATCATCCTGTACTTCGTTTTGTTCTCCCACTTTTTTAAGTGAACCAACACCACGAGAAGATATACCCAAAGTAACTCCCTGACGTAGGTAGTTTGCTGCCAAATCACCTTTGGTAGAAACAATCCCTCTTTCGTGGAAACCTGGACTTGTTAATAACTTTAACTTACCCAATAATACGGGTCCCTCCCACCATATCTCTGTGATAATGTGTGAAGCTCTGTCTAAGTCAATTAAAGACGACTCAGGGTGGTTTAACTCAGAAAGAGAAGTGCCTTTATCAATCATCTTTTTGTAGTTATCCGCTTCTCTTTTTAAAATCCTTTCAGGGTATACACGACCATTTCTATTTGGTGTATTATATTTCTGAAGAACCGCATAAAACTCAAATGGTTTTGAGTGATCCAACATATCCTTATTTTCATTGATCATTTCTAAGTTTTTACCCTCTCTTGGATTTATATACCCAGCATCATATTCAATAAGAATACCTTTACCCGAATCTCTCGGTCCTAATATTTTGAAATTTTCCATTTAATATTTTCTATATAAATACTAAATAGTTTCAGTTTCTTTTTTAATAGGTTTTGAATTTCCTGTTTTGGTTAAATAAAATTTAAAATATTTGTTTTTATTTATTACATCCCCATATAAAGATTTAATTAAAGATTTTACGTGTTTCTTTAATTTTGGGGATTTGAAGTCCATAGGTTCGTGTAAGAAAAGATTAACCTCTAAGTTCATAAATGATTTTTTCTTTAGATGTAATCCACTTGTACGAAGGTCTAAATCAACAATAAATTTGTTGTCAAAAACTTCTTTGTTTATGTTTTCAAAAACCGAATGTTTAACGGATCTTGACATGTTTAGAACTACTCTGTTCCAATTTTCTACTTCATCTTTGGGTTCTACCCAAGTTTGTAGGTTAACGTAAATTGATTTAAGGTTTTGTGCATCAATGGTTCCATAGTGCGATTTAAACGTTCGGTAACCAGTTAATTTGGTTGTTTTCCCTTTTTTCATAAAAATTTTTCATACTCTGAGGTTTATTTTTACTTAAAGGTAGATGATTATTATATTTATATCAACAAACCAAAAAAATATGTTATTTGTAGAAGTAAAAAAGGGTAATATTGAAAAAGCCTTAAAAGAACTTAAAGGAAAAGTGATAAAGACGAAACAAAATAGTAAATTGTTTGAAAGAAAAGAATTTACTAAAAAGTCAGTTAAGAAAAGAGACGAGATTCAAAAAGCCTCTTATATCCAAAAACTGAGATCTGAAGATTAAAGAGATTCAGATAATTTAATTAACTTATAATAATTAAGTTCGTTAAAAGATTCTGTTTGTAATTTACCTAAGACTTTATCAATAGTGTTTACAGTTTCATCATCTGACTCTGTTAATTTTGTGTTGCCTAATTTTTTGGTAACCTCATCTTTAATTTTATTGTAGTCCTCAACTAAAGTTTCTTTTGGTGTGGATAAAATTTTATTTAATTCTTTTTGTTCTGATTCCGTTAGATTTGAAAGAAAGTTTTTAACGGTTTTGTTTGCCACGTTAACCATAGCCTTTAATGGGACATTTATTATTTCTTTTGATTCTTTTTCTGTTTGTCTTAGAGTCTCAGAAATAAGTTTTTTACTTTTAATTTTATCCTCCATAACCAATAGATCTTTTGAGAATAAATTATCAATATTTTTATATTCGTTTTCACACGTAATATGACCTACCCATGCTTTTAATTCTTTAATTTCTTTTGGCGTAATTTTCTTAATTGTTTTTTCGTATGCTGAAATAGATTCAGTAATATATTCGTTTGCAACGGACTCAGATATCCCTTTATTTTTTGAGAGTTCGTCATAAAGAAAAAACACCTTTGATATGTTTTTATTTTTTAAGACAATTTGTTCAAATACAAAAAGATTATCTTTTAAGGTGTTAGTCTTATAAGATTCTGACATACACGTCTCTATTTTTGATTTTATTTCACCGAAATTCATAATTAGTTTTTATTATAAATATTGTTAGTCTTGTAATAATTTAAATAATTCGTTTTCAATATCACCCAAAGAGTTGTTCATCTTATCAAAACTTAAGTATTCGTCTTCTTTTCCCTCATTAAGAATGTTTAATTTATCACTAAGAGTAGATTCAGGTACTGTTGGTGGTGCCTCAGGTGGTGGAGGTGGTCCTCCCGCTTCAGGCGCTGGTGCTCCCATATCTCCGGCTCCTCCCGCATCTCCTGCGGGTGCCGGTGCTGTTGATCCTGATGCCGGCGCTTTATACAATCTATCTATGTTATCAAATAACCCTGTTTTTGTAATAATAGTTGCGGTATTATCAAGTTCCGCAGAAACCGCTCTTTCCATTCTAACTTGTTGTAATTCCAACTTAATCTCTTCATCTGAGAATCCAAAGATATGTTTCTTAGCCCAAGTTGCTGATGTTGCTTGAAGTGATTTTGGAATCTCTGCGACCAAATCTTTATATAATAATACTTTTTCTTTCCAAACATCAATCATTAACAAGTCAGCTTGTTTTGATGGATTTGTAAGACCTAATGAGAAGTTTTGTAATTCATCCTCAAATCCCATTAAGAATAAGTGAATGATTGCAATCTTATTTAATTCGGCAATAACCGATTTTTGAATTCTGTTGATTGTACGAGCAAAACGAATATCCAATAATGATAAGTTTTTACCATCACCAACAACTTCCTCAAATCCTAAATAAGCCTTAGGTATTCTTAATGCGGTAACTAATTTCTTTTGGATATACTCAATATCGGCAATCTCTGCCAAGTTTTGAGCTCCCGGTAATGTGTCAATTGGGTTAGCAGCTGCTGGATCACGTACAGGTATAAAGTAATCTTGATCTACCGCCATTTGGTTAAATCTTAAATCCACATTACCTGAGTTTTTATCTACAACTTGATCTCTTTTGAATTTGTTTGCTACTCTTTGTACATATGCTTCCACATCTTTATCGTCCATGTTACCCACGAATACTTTAAACACACGTCTTTCAGGTGCTCTTGATGTACGATAGATTAACATCGCATCTTCAGCCAAAACTAATTGTTTCCAAATACGTCTTGCTTTTTCCAACATAGAAGTACCATAAGGAAGTTTTCTATCATCACCCAATAATCTGAAGTGACCAATCTCCCAAGTGTTAAACTCAGCGTCTCTTGCTTTCCAAGTGAACGTTAATGCTTTCTTAGTAACATCTATGGTTGCATTATATGTTCTTGCGTCCATACCTCTTTCCAACCTTTCAATCTCAATGTTAGGTAATTGTAATGCTCCTGTTACTCCTTTTTCAGGGTCTAATTTTAAATAAACAAAGTTATCACCGTACTTACACATGTTTCTAATCCACATTGGTAAATTAGTGTTGATATCTAAATTATTGATGAATAAATCCACAAGAATTGATTTGATTCTTTTTGATTCTGAATATACCTGAAGAACATAACCATCTTGATTTGGTGTTGTTGATTCTTCAGCATAGATATCTAAAGCCGCAGAAATCTCAGGTGTATATTCCATTGATTCAAAATCATAAAACGCGGCTAATCTTGTTGGTTCGTAATAAACTGCTTGAGTGTATAAGTTATTCTCAACCTTAGCCCAGTTAGTACTCAAATAAAGAGATTGTTGGTTTTGCAACTTAGCTCTCTCGTATTCTGCCTTATCTGTTGTTTTTAATAATTCTTTCTTATCTAACTTATAGTCAGGTTGTGACATTCCCAATGTAGAATCGGGTCCAAAGGTTTTGGATAGCCTTTGCCAAACTGTAAGATTTTGCCTGTTATTTTCCATGTAAATAATTTAACTATAGTTATAAATATCTAAATAGTTTGTTTACCTATAGAAATATCATCTCATTTGGACTATCAATTTCCATATTATATTATTTTACTTGGTAATTGACTAATGATGAAACTATTACGACCTGTTACAATATTGTATGCCGTGCTAGTTCTAATATTTTGATAAACACGAGGTCTAATAACATCTCCTACTGCTAGTTGTAATACATATCTTACAGTAACTGACGGGGTATTAACAACATTTCCTATAAATGTAGTCCACCAATCACTAATATAAGGAACTCCATTAAAACTGATAATAGGGGCAAACTCGTTAAAAATAGCATCAGGTGATACATTAGACAACATCAAAGTTAAGGATATATCATAAACACCAGCAACAGGACAAGTAAATGTACCCGTTGTTGCGTTCCACGCACTTGGTGTGTTGTTTACTAAAGAAGTTGTCTCCCAATTGGTTAGGGTTGTTTCTGTTGCGTATGGTATTGATTGAGCAACATTTTTATTTACTGATAGATAAACAGGTGTTGATATTGTAGAACTTGTAACGACTAACCCTCCACTTGTAATTCCCAAATTAGTTATGGTTGTTGCAGATGATACTGAACCAACTGAAGTTATGTTAACTGTTGTTGCAGTTAAAGATCCAACACTTGTAGTTCCAGTCACTGTTAAGTTTCCATTTATGGTACTTGCCGTAGAAGTTAAAGATCTAACACTTGTTGTTCCTGTTACGGTTAAGTTTCCATTTATGGTACTTGTCGTTGCAGTTAAAGCATTTAGATTTGTATTACCTGTAACAGTTAAGTTACCATTTACCGTACTTGTTGTTGCAGTTAAGGCATTAATGCTTGTATTTCCTGTTACGGTTAAGTTTCCATTTATGGTACTTGCGGTAGAAGTTAGAGTACCAAGACTCGTGGTTCCAGTCACTGTTAAATTTCCGTTTACTGTACTAGTTGTTGCGGTTAAAGCATTTAGATTTGTATTACCTGTAACCGTTAAGTTTCCATTTATGGTACTTGTTGTTGCAGTTAAAGAATTTAGATTTGTAGTTCCAGTCACGGTTAAGTTTCCGTTTATAGTACTAGTTGTCGCAGTTAAAGATCCAACATTTGTGGTTCCTGTTACGGTTAAATTTCCATTTATAGTACTAGTTGTTGCAGTTAAGGCATTGATACTTGTAGTTCCTGTAACCGTTAAGTTTCCATTTATGGTACTTGTAGTTGCGGTTAAAGCATTTAGATTTGTAGTTCCTGTTACAGTTAAATTTCCATTTATGGTACTAGTTGTTGCGGTTAAAGCATTTAGATTTGTAGTTCCAGTCACTGTTAAGTTTCCATTTACTGTACTCGCAGTAGATGTTAAAGTACCAAGATTTGTGGTTCCTGTAACAGTTAAGTTACCATTTACCGTACTTGTTGTTGCAGTTAAAGCATTTAGATTTGTATTACCTGTAACGGTTAAGTTTCCATTTACTGTACTTGCGGTAGATGTTAAAGATCTAACACTTGTATTTCCTGTTACGGTTAAGTTTCCATTTATGGTACTTGTAGTTGCGGTTAAAGCATTTAGATTTGTGGTTCCAGTCACGGTTAAATTTCCGTTTATAGTACTAGTTGTTGCGGTTAAAGCATTTAGATTTGTGGTTCCAGTCACTGTTAAGTTTCCATTTATGGTACTAGTTGTTGCGGTTAAAGCATTAATATTTGTATTTCCTGTTACGGTTAAGTTTCCATTTATGGTACTAGTTGTTGCGGTTAAAGCATTTAGATTTGTATTACCTGTAACCGTTAAGTTTCCATTTACTGTTGTATTAGATGTTGTTAATCCACTTGTGAAAGTAGTATTTCCTGATACGGTACCACCACTTAATGGCAAATAATCACCAAGATTACCAGTTGATCCGCTTGGTGAAGTACCACTAGTACCATTTGTTCCTGAAGTTCCTGTTTCACCACTTAACCCATTTGTTCCTGAAGTACCATTTGTTCCTGAAGTTCCTGTTGCACCACTTAACCCATTTGTTCCTGAAGTACCATTTGTGCCCGAAGAACCATCACCACCGGCAGCACCTGCTAAGTTTACAGTCCATCCTGTATAAGTACCACTACCTACAACCGCAGACGCTCCTGAGAATACCAAAGTCCCATCTAAACCATCGTATGAAACGACTGAAGATGTTTGGTTATTGTTAATATCTTTAACAATTAATATTGATTGTGCCACTGAATACCCCAAACCGGTATTTATTGTTAAAGTCCCTCCACTCGTAACACCTAAAGTATAAGATCCTGTTGCTGGTGTTCTATATTTATCACCACTTGATCCACTAGTTCCATCAGATCCATTAGTTCCATCTGTTCCTGATGTTCCATTTGTACCACTAGTTCCTGTTGCACCACTTAATCCATTTGTTCCGGATGTTCCGTTTGTTCCAGATGTTCCTGAAGTACCACCTGTTATACTTTGGGTTAATGCCGAAAAATATATCTGTTTGGACGTACCGGTTAATACAGGATCACCCGACACATAATTCGTTACAATGTATAATACATCACCATTTGATGCTGTGTTAGTTGATGATAATTGGGTTAATCTTTGATTTGCCATTTTATATTGCCGTTATTGTTAATGTTCCACCATTTGCGATGGTTAATTTATATTTTGTGTTATTAGGGGATCTCAGTACAATGCCTTCACCTGGTTTACCTCCAAGATAAAGTAAGTCAGTACTTGAGTTTCCTATTGTTGATGTGTTACTTCCATTACCTACTGCACTATTTCCAATTACTACTTGGTTAGTTTGTCCGTTCCCTAACGCTCTTGTATTGTACCCAATAAAAGTTGAACCTGTTGATGTATTTAAAGCGGTTGTTCCGGTAGATACGTACCTACCTGCATATGTTCCAATTGCAGTATTGTTGTCTTGACTGGTAAACGCAGAATTACCTAATGTATATAACGCTCGTGACCCTATTGCCGTATTACGATCTCCTAACGGAGCGAAGAATAGACATTGAAATCCTAACGATGTATTCTCCGTTGCTGTTTGGGTATTTAATTGGTTGTTGTAACCAATGGCGGTATTACCCCATCCTGTGGTGTTTGCACCTAAACAAGATGGGCCATAAGCAATATTATACAGTCCTGTATCACCTGTTATAACAGTATTATTCGCTAATGCACCAACACCAACAGCCAAGTTATTCGCATTATCGCCACCACCTCTGTATACTTTAACTTCATTTATATTACCTGTTACGATTAAATTACCTGTAATACTAGCATCACCCGTATAAGGAAATGTAGATATACTTTCCGTAATTGAAGAAAAGTATATTTGTTTTGAGTCACCTGTCAATACTGGATCTCCCTCAACATAATCAGTTACAACGTATAACACATCACTATTTGTTACTGATGTTGATATTGGTAATTCGGTTAGTTTTTGATTTGACATTTTATATTTTTTTTATTGTTTTATTGTTTTTTTAGATAATTTGAGTTTTGGAGTGTGAATAATCCTGAATTCTGTAATAATAAAAACTCTTCTACTGTTACTTCAGGTGTTATTATTAAATAATCACCATCCTCCAATAGGAATAAATAATCATCCTCCAACAATAAATAGTCCTCAACTACCGCAGTTGGACTTGGAGTTGGTGTATTTGTTGGCGTTGGAGTTGGAGTTGGAGTATTTGTTGGTGTTGGTGTAGTCGTATTAGTTGGCGTCGGAGTAGGTGTTGGTGTTTCAGTATTTGTAGGTGTCGGTGTTATAGTATTAGTAGGTGTTGGAGTAGGCGTATCAGTGTTAGTTGGAGTAGGCGTCGGAGTTTCAGTATTAGTTGGTGTAGGTGTAGGTGTATCAGTATTAGTTGGTGTTGGTGTAGGCGTTGGAGTATCTGTAATAGTTGGTGTCGGAGTAACTGTTGGCGTAACCGTTGGTGTTGGTGAAGGGCAAATAATTGATTCAGCCGCAAAACAATCAATACAATTAGTGTATCCTGTTGAACCTATATAAACCCCTTGTGAAACAGAGGTTGTTGCCGATACCGATTGACTACAACCTGTAAATACATCACTTACGACATAATAATAATTACCAATAGTAATCGGAACTAATGCTGGTACATCACCAATCTTATACACTAAATTAGTACAACAATCTTGGAAATAATTTATTGTAGGTGGTAGTGGTGAAGATGTTGGTGTTGGTGTTATTGTATTAGTCGGAGTAACCGTTGGTGTTACCGTTTTAGTTGGCGTTGGTGTAACAGTATTAGTTGGTGTTTGGGTAACCGTTGGTGTAACCGTTTTAGTCGGTGTAGGTGTTATTGTATTAGTCGGAGTAACCGTTGGTGTCGGTGTTACCGTTTTAGTTGGTGTTTGGGTAACCGTATTAGTTGGTGTATTTGTAGGTGTAGGTGTTGGTGTTTTCGTATTAGTTGGAGTAACCGTTGGTGTTATCGTATTAGTAGGTGTAATTGTTGGTGTTGGCGTAACCGTTTTGGTTGGAGTAACCGTTGGTGTAACCGTTTTAGTTGGCGTATTTGTTACAGTTGGTGTTATTGTATTTGTTGGCGTTACCGTCGGTGTTATTGTGTTAGTTGGAGTAACCGTTGGTGTTATCGTATTAGTAGGTGTAATTGTTGGTGTTGGCGTATTAGTTGGTGTTACCGTTGGTGTTGGTGTTACCGTTGGTGTTGGTGTTGGTGTTTGGGATGGTCTTGGTGTTTTTAATGGGGTTACAAGGATTGCAACAGCGCTAGGAGCTGGAACATCATAAGGATTCTTTTTATTAGAGAATGTTAATTCAAAAACTTTATCTCCGGTCGTAATTTGACCAGGAACAATCAATCTTGATCCATTCGCTATTCTACCCGATCTTTTTCTAAAATCTAATCCCATCTCTATTATCTTCTCATACCGTTAAATAACCAACCATATTGTTCGTATTCTTTACGTGTTGCCCCTCTATTTAAACCCGCTCTTTCATTCAAAAAGTTTTGATTTGGAATTACCGGATTAAAGTGTGCTTCCTTAGCCACCGTATCGTTATTTACAACCGCCCAAGAATCAATCATTGATTTTGTATGTTCGGTTACTTTCTCTAACTTGGAGAATGATGATTCACCCACATATAACGCCATTGATATGCCCATAATAAGGTCATCGTGTTGTCCTTTTTGGTGGTCAGGTCTACCATTTAAATATATGAATGTGTTCATTTCATTATATAAACGAACACTTCTAATTTGAAATTTATGTCTAACTCCTTCCTCAAATGCTGCGATAATCTGAACCCTTTTATTGTTAAAGTTAATACCAGGTATTTTATCAACAGAACTTTTATTAACTGCCCATATATTCATAGAATCAACTCCATCAATATACAAACTTCTATATCCAAGTTCCTGCATTTTTCTTACCGTAGTAATACCCATACCACCGGTGATATCCACAACAACAAATGCGCTATACATAATCCCCCACTTATAAGCAATTTCCGCTAATGTATCAGGAGGTATTTTTCCAACGTATTCAAAGACCTGTTCTCTTGCGTCAAAATCAATAATTTGTATTGATGAAAAATCTTCACTATCACCACGAGAAACGTCAACACCCATAATATACTTGTGACCTTCAACTGGTTCCTTCCATATCCAAACGGAATTACCCATTAGTTTTGTTGTTGGTTCTAACAATGAGTTATTCTTAATGTCCTCAAGTTGTTTGTTATCAAATACGTTATCACCTGAACCTAAGAATTCACAATTTAACTCTTGGTTAATTTTACGTTTATCGTATTTAAGTTTCTTAACCATTTTTTCATACCAACTTGAGCATGGTTTGTACCCTTGTTTGAAAAAGTGGGACATTTCATCATAATCTCGTTCGTAAGGATCAATACTACCTAATGAAATATTTTTTGATTCATCGTATTCTTCCCTATTTAGTAGGTAATGAACAATATCTTCCGTTTTAACTAAATAAAGGTCTTTTGTGTATCTTGGATCTCTATACCAAAACATCTCAGTGATTTTGAACTGATTCATCCCTTTTAATGCTTGGTCGTATATCTCATAATAAATTGGGTCGTATCCATTTGGTGTAGAAACCACAATTACCTTACCCCCTGTGGATAAGGATGCCATACAAGCCGCCCAAAAATCACTATCGGCCTCAATAAAGGCCGCCTCATCAAATACTAATATCGTAGGAGTAAATCCACGTAAGGCATCTTTTGATGTTGCCACCGCTTTAACCTCAGATCCATTTGTTAGTTTGTAGTGTTTTTGTGCGTTTTTTTCTGGTGCAAATCCGGCCCCAACCCAAGATGGCCATTGAGACACAAATGCTCTAATCTTATTTGCCATCTCTTGAGATGTATCAAGTTTGTTGGCAATAATAAGAATTTTTTCGGGTTTGTTTTTCTTGGCAAATACCAACCTTTTTGATATCCAAGCTGCGGTTACCGTAGATACACCTGCTTGACGATATTTTAATGCAATGTTCTCCTCAAATTCCTCATAGTCTTTTAATAAAGAAACCTGATCTGGAAATAATTCCAATGGTACGTATTGCGATACTGTGTTGTCGTAAGTTTGTAGATATGTACGAAGTGCGTATGGAGTGTCCTGTAGACATCTCACATACTCAATCATTACCTGTTCTTTAGTTAAAGCCATATAATATAAATACTTAATCTAATTTTTTACGAAGTAATGACTTTAAACAAAAAACTACTTTGTTTTTCCGATGGAGAACATTCTACCAATTGGTAGTTCCATTGGAGCTTCATTTGAGAACATATCAACCTTTTTTGGCTTACTAAGGATCATTGAGTTATTATTTTTTCTTTTTTTAATAGCCTCAATTAAATCTTTTTTAGACATTTTTGGTTGTATTTCTTTTTCTACCATTTCTGAGATTTTTTTCTCCAAAAATTTTTCCAATTGTTCGTTTGTTTTTTCTTTTTTTACTTTTACCGTTTTTTCAGGGTGTAATTTTTCCGGCATTTTTTTGTAATCTTTTTTTGTTGTCTCATCAGAGAATTCTCTTGCCAATTGACACCATTTTTGTCTTTGTACACCTTTTGTTGTATTACATTTAGCCCAAAAGAAATTTTGTTGAGCGTGTGATACAAATTTCTCAGATAAACCCATTGACGATCTATTATCGTCGGAATCATCGTCCATTCCATCAGGTGCCATATCGTTTGCGTCCTCAGGTGGTTCTTGACCTGTCACTTTAGATAATTCAGCATTACCCTGAGCATTAGATGTTGTTAGATCGTCCGTTTCGGTCTCGGAAAACTCAATCCTTCCGTCAGGCAATTCTTTTGCCATTGTTTTACCCTGAATTGGAATTCCTTTTTTTGCTTCCTCAGGGGTTGCAATAACTTTAGTTGATGTTACCGTTTGTATTTCTTTGGTTTCCTCTTTTGAGTTTTTAAATTTCTCAACTAAAACTTTAATTTGAGACTCATTCATCTTAGAAAGAGTTTTAACGTGAAGACCATTTTCAATTAAATAAATGATGTCTTTATTATTTTTCATAAACTACTTGTTTTTCAAATTCTAATACTATATCTCTTTCATATAGTTTATCTTTAACAATATCTTCAGTATCCCCAAATTGGAATACTAATCTTTTAACCAAAGAAAAATCAACGGTATCGTTTTCTTTTTCCCATCCTAAAGCCAAAACACCATCCATTGAGTCAATGACTGAAAAAACATCAGAACCTTGTACCAACTCCAAATTAACGTCTTCATTTACTAAAGTCCCCACTTTTTTTATGTATTCTATATCAGGTGGACTAGGGTATCCATTTGCTGGTTTTGATTCCCAGTTTTCACCCCAAACCTCCAAAGTGTCAGAAAAGATAAACTCATAAATGTTATCTCCCTTATAATTTGGACCCATTCCATTTATATATATCAGTCTATTCATAGAATATCACCAAATTTTGTAATTTTAACCTCACTAATTCCTTGTTTGAAAATAAGATTTCCTTTATTTGAGATTCCAAACAATTTAGCTCTTGGGTATTCTTTAATGTATTCGGTCGCTGCTTCAATTTGTTCAACACTTTCTGATAACCTAATAACTTGTGATTTAGTGTCTTTATATTGTTTTTGAGTTCTTTCTTGTTGTTTTACTTGGTTTTCTTTTTCTTCACTTTCAGATATTGTAAAATATTTTGAAAGGACTTTATCAACCGATGATTCATTATATGTTCCGTGAGAGAAGTGACCAGGGTTAATCAAATGTTTTCTACCTTTTCTTCTTTCTCTGTGATATTCATCATCATCGTCATCACCGTAGTAGTCTTCTTCTTCATCAATTTCTTGACCTTGCATTTTTCTCATTGCGGTGTTAGCGTAAGCCGCTCCCATATAGTTATTAAATGCGTCTCCCAAATTACCAAAACCTTCAGCCATTTCACCTTCAGGTGCTTCAATTTCTTCAGTTGACGAATCTTCAGGTGACATTTCCTCATCTTCAACATCCACATCAACGTCAACATCTTCCTCACCCTCATCTTCGGATTTATCTAATTTAGAAATAATTTGCTCAATGTCTTTTTCACTTAAAACATCTACATCAATTGCCGATAAAATTGAGTTGACAATGTATTTTACATCTTTAGCAGAAAGTTCTTTACCCTCTTCATATGATCTAATTTTTTGTGATAATTTTCCAACAAGTATTTGGATTCTTTTAAGGTCAGAAACTTTTTTCTCTTTTGGTTCAACATCAACATCAACATCAACGTCAACATCTTCTTCCTCATCACCCATTGGTGGCATTCCTTCATCCTCCATTGGCGGCATTCCTTCGTCTTCTCCTGGTGACATTGGTGGCATTCCTTCATCACCCATTGGCGGCATTCCTTCATCACCCATTGGTGGCATTCCCTCATCACCCATTGGTGTCATCGCCTCTTCAGGTGCCGGTGCGGGAGCTGGTTCAGGTGCTGGTGCGGGAACAGGAGGGGCAGCCGCAGGTGCAGGTGTCTCTTCAGCCGCAGGTTTTCCTTTAGGAACCTTTAGTATGTACTTTTTTTTTTGCTCGTTAAATAACGAGGTACCTTCAACATTTTCGTGAAGTGAGTTGAACTCTCTTGCCATTAAGTTCAATCTTTTTAAGGCTTGTGAGTAAGATGGGTAATATTTTCTATTTTGCATTGGGTCAATATAATCATTCTCAGATTCATTGATTGCTCTTTTCACAATATATCCTTGTCTTTCTTTTACAATTTCGTATGTGTTTCCGTCAGCCAAATCCAAGCTATACTCAGTAGATTTGCTTTCGTTGATAGATTCTGGTGTGTTTTCATTATAACGAGCAATTTCCATTATTCGTCTAATTTTATCCATACCCTCTAATTTCTCACTTCCTATAGGTCTTAGTCCTGACATAGTTTTTTATGTTTTTAAAAATTATTTTTTCTTAATAAATATATTGATAATCGGTAATATTTTCTTTTTGCTAACATTATTGATTCATAGATAAACCTTTCTCAAGTATTTTGTGAGTTGCACCCCTCAATTTTTCAAGATATCCGTTTCTTCTTAAGATTTTAAAGACAAGATTTTCCGATGAGAACTCACCATCTTTCTGTAACCCACAGGTCCTAAACTTCCTAAGTTTCTCTTTATATTTCTCAACAAGTTCTTTGGCGGTGTCAATATCTTCATCTTCAATATTGTCTAATACCCCATCAATAATATCCATCCATTGTTTAGCCTTTCTTTCAACTGTACCTTTATCAATGGTTACCTTTTCTTTCTTAGGTTCTCTTGCCCACTCATCAAAAAGTAATGAATAAACACCACTTGAGAAGTGAGCTTCCGCTTCATCCTCAACATACAATTCAACCTCATACCCAAATAACTTAATATCGTGGTTTTTGTTGAATAGTGCTTTCTTTAACATAAAGAGTTCTTTGTAAAGTTCCACCTGACTTGGTGGGAATTGGTGATAGTTGGCAATGATGTGAACATCAAAGTCTGAATACTTTGACCAACTATAGTTTGATAACGATCCAGTAAGAACAACATCGGTTACAACAATGTCAACCCCCAAATAATCTATGAATTGGTATGCAATCTCTAACAACCTTTCTCTAACCTCTGGTTTCATAGTGTAGTTTTCACCATCACCTTTCTCCCAAATCTTAGGGTTTAGTTCATTCTGTATATCAAAACTTTTTATTAGTTCTTTAGTACTCATACATATAAATACAAGATTACCCTAGTTTCTTATGAGTATAGGTCTTAGAAATATTTTTGTTGAAGAAATTTCCTTGTGATTGTGATGATCTAAACTCTGTATATTTTTGGTGAGGTACGTCATCGTACTCATATCTAGATCCGTTTTTAAATTCCGCTATCATCTTTTTAGTGACAGTATTGTATTGAGTTCTTACAATATTTGAGGATTCTACTTCGTTTAGAATTGTAGTTCCGCTAATCATTTCGTTTGTTATCGCCATTTGGTTTTCTTAATGGGGTTATGTCATCTATATGACTAAGTTTATCCATAATATAGTTATGGACTTCGTCTCCGTAAACATCAAAACCATAATCTTTAATTGTTTGAAAAATCTCACGCATTTTTGGTTGGAATCTAGAGTGCAATTCTAATAGATCATGAGGAAAGTAACTTGGGCTTAATAAATCTTCATCCGACCATTCCTCTCTTTGGAATATTTTTCTCATATCAAAATAATCCTGTTCTAAATCTTTTGTCAATTCCAAAGTATCTACAAATTTTCTCCAACCTTTCATAACCATAAATATACCACAAAAAAAAATCCACCCGAAGGTGGACTTTATTATTTGAGAGCCCTTATTTTATCACGATACTCTATCGCCTTTTCGTAGTCTTGGTTTTTCACACATTCATCTAACTTAGTTCTTAACTCTGAAATCTTTTCTTTGTTTTCTTCTAATTTTTTGATCTTATCTCTTAATTGTACGGCTTCCTCAAAATTTTGTAACGCGACACACTTTTCTAATTTATGTTTTAGAAACCCAACCTCATCTATTTTTGGTTCTTCATCAAATCCTTTACTCATAAAGGTATATGATGTTCTACCATCTGGTGATTTGTAAGATTTTTTATTCCATCCCATATCATTAAATGGGGAACTAAACATTTCATCCATCATTCTATTGAATTCTCTCCAATCAATCATTTTTTAATTTATTTTTAAGTTTATTTTTATTTTACAAAAATTATTACGAAATTTGTGCCAACACCCATATACTGACAAAATGTCAGGTAAAAATAAATAAACATGTCAAACTGACAATATTGGACTTTTTGTTTAATTATTGTTAGTATTAGAAAAAAAGAAAAAACTATGTTAGAATTTGCAGAAGACGGAGGGGATAAAGGAAAGAAAAAATCAGATGGTGGAACGCCAGTACTTGATAACTTTAGTAAGGACTTAAATAAGTTAGCTGAAGAAGGTAAACTTGACCCTGTTATTGGAAGACAAAAAGAAATCTTTAGGATTGCCCAAATTTTGTCTCGTAGAAAGAAAAATAACCCAATTATTATCGGTGAACCAGGTTGTGGTAAAACTGCAATAGTAGAAGGATTGGCAATGATGATCCATAACGGAGAATGTCCTAAGAATTTGGCAGATAAAAGAATTGTATCATTAGATATGAACTCAATTGTTGCCGGTACAAAATATCGTGGTCAGTTTGAGGAAAGAATGAAAGTGATTATTGAGGAACTTCAAGCGGCTCCAAACATAATCTTATTTATTGATGAGATTCACACTATCGTAGGTGCGGGTAATAGTTCAGGTTCGTTAGATGCGTCAAACATCTTTAAACCAGCTCTATCGCGTGGTGAGATCCAATGTATTGGGGCAACTACTTTGGATGAGTATAGAACTAACTTTGAAAAAGATGGTGCGTTAGAGAGAAGATTCCAAAAAGTTATTGTTGATGCTTCCACAAAAGAGGAAACATTTGAGATCCTTCAACAAAGTAAGGATAAGTATGAAGACCATCACAAGGTTAAGTATAGTGATGAAACCCTTTGGACATTCGTTGAATTAGCAGATCGTTATATTACAGATCGTGAGTTTCCAGATAAAGCATTTGATATCTTGGATGAGGTTGGGGCAAGAATGCAGATTGACATTAAACTTCCTGAGGTTATTGAGAAACTTAAACAAGAAGCGTCAGATATTAAATTGGAGAAAATCACCGTTATCAAACAACAGAATTACGAACAAGCGGCAGAACTTCGTGATAGAGAACGAAATGTGTTAAGTAGATTAGATATTGAGAAAAAGAAGTTTGATGAAGAACTTAAGAATAGTAAAAGAACCATTCCTGAAGAATTGATTTATGAGGTTGTTTCTAATATGACTAAAATTCCAATCTCAAATATCAACTTGGATGAGAAAAACTCACTTATCAATTTGGACACAAATCTTAATTCAATCGTAATTGGTCAAGAAGAGGCAGTATTAAAAATCACCAAGGCTATCCGTAGAAATAGAATTGGTATTAAGGATCCAAACAAACCAATCGGATCATTCATCTTCTTGGGATCAACAGGTGTTGGTAAAACATTCTTGGCAAAACAATTGGCGAAAGAAATATTTGGTAGTCCTGATAACCTTATCCGTGTTGATATGTCCGAATACCAAGAGAAACACACAATCTCAAGATTGATTGGTTCTCCTCCAGGATACGTTGGTCACGATGATGGTGGACAATTAACAGAACAGGTTAAAAACAAACCTTATTCAGTTGTATTGTTTGATGAGATTGAGAAAGCACACAAAGATATTTTCTCAACATTATTACAACTTTTGGATGATGGTCACATTACCGACGCATTAGGTAGAAAGATTAACTTCAAAAATTGTTTAATCATTATGACATCTAACATTGGGGTTAAGAAATTACAAGACTTCGGTACAGGTGTTGGATTCAAAACTAATAACTCAAGTGATGTGGTTCAAGAAGAACAAAAAAGAGACATTCTTAAAAAAGAACTTAGTAAGTTCTTCGCACCTGAGTTCTTAAATCGTATTGATGATGTTGTCGTATTCAACTCACTTGAGAAAAAACATATTGATGTTATTACCAAGTTAGAGATTGACAGATTGTTAAAACGTGTTGAGGGTAAAAAATATAACTTTACTTACGATCAATCGGTTATTGATTATATCTCAAAAGTTGGGTTTGATGAAACATTTGGAGCAAGACCAATTAAAAGAGCAATCCAAGATAAGATTGAGGATTTAATTTCTGAGAAGATTTTAATGTCCGAAATTAAAGAGGGGGTTAACTATAATCTAACGGTTGTTGATGAAAATGTTGTGATTGACGATAAAGTTGATGAGGTTCTTGAGGAAAAACCTAAAAGAGGTAGAAAAAAGAAGGATTAAAATTTCTTAATGAGAGTTTTTATTATATCTTTGTTTAAAACACAGAATAATGAAAACTCTCATTTTATTTATCTTTATTTCTTTTGTTGGGTTTACCCAATCACTGAATACATTAATAATTCAGAAGGTTAATAAATACAGAGTTCAAAATCACCTTAAACCTCTTGTTGTTTCAGATAGTGCCAAACTATTAAATGTTCAAGAATTAAATTACATGGTTGAGACATCAACTGTGCCTCTTGACCATACTCAAAAATTAAAAACATCATTTACCCAAACATTCAATAGTTTCACAAGTAGAGTAAATTACGTTTACAAATCACAATACAAGTATGTGGGTGAGAATCTTTATGGTGCGGTTTACGAAGGGACTGAAGATATGGTTGCGGAAACTATCTTCAAGGCTTGGGTTAATTCACCATTACATAATGAACTTCTTTTAGATCCTAATCCAACAGGAATTTATGTTGACTATAGAATCACAAATAAAATGATTGTTAATGGTATTACGTATGATTGTTGTGATTTTGTTTACTGCGTTCTTACCGTATATAAATAAAAAACCCCACCTTGTGAGTGGGGTTTAAAATTATTGTAAACTAGACATTAAATAATAAGGGGCTTGCCCGTATTCAGGTTTGTATTTTATCAATACTCTTACTTTATTTCTTAAGGCCATTTTATCTTCACTACTCAGTTGAGATAAATTCAGAAGGGTATTTAATTGATTCACTTCATTATCCAATGTTGCTTTGTCTTTATTGTAATTTAAAAAGTCTTCAGCCGACATTAATGTTTTTATTTTTGCGTTAGCCTCATCACTTTTTATTTTTCTTTGTTCAATACTTTTTTCCGCATCTGTCTTTTGTATAACAGGGGCAGCAGTTGGGGTGGCAACCGTTGTTGCTGCGGCAACTTGAGCCTGTGGTTGAGCCTTAGCTTGTCTAGCCGCTAATACTGCCATAGCGGGTTTACAAGCCCAACTAAACATTTCCTTCCAAGGAGTACCACCAGCATTTAATTCTGTTGCGGCGTCACTTAACTTAAAACTATCATTGTAAATCTGACCAGCCTTGAAAAAAGTATCATCCTTTTTGGTTCGCGGTTCATCATCAATACATTGGTACCATAAACTTTTTTGAACTCCATTAATACGAGTGGCAAACGCAACGGAATAATTTTTATCTTTAATATATTCAGGGCTTAACATATTTGGTGGTGAACTAATGGTCATAGCATCTGACTTTGCTTTATTTACCGCATCAATATAGGACTTCCACATGTTATCTGGTATAGTAGTATCCTCTTTAACCAATGTTTTACCCGTATTTTTATAATACATCCCTAGTATTTTAGATTTTTCTTCTTCTGTAATTAAAAATTTTCCCATAATATTTTATTTTATAATATAAATAGTTGGTGTTGTTGAAAAATTACAATATCTTTGTGGAAACAATGTATGATGAATCTAAATAAATTTAAAGAGTTACTATCAGTCCCAACCAAAACTTACAAAGAAAGTAAGATGGTTGAGTATATCATGTCAACAATTGGCAAGATGGACGGTGTTACACTTAATTGTGATGAACACAATAATATCTATGTAACAAAAGGAACTTTAGATGAAGGTGAGTTCTACCCAATGTTTATTTCCCACACAGATACAGTACACGAACTTGTTGACGAAATTATCGTTAAAGAAGAACACCTTCTTCGTCCTTACACTTTCGGAAAAGACTTTGGTACAGAACAAGTATTATGTTTAAAGGCATACACCAAAGACGATAAACCAACAGGTATTGGTGGTGACGATAAATGTGGTATCTATATCTGTTTAGAATTACTTAAACAATTAGATAAGGTTAAGGTTGCTTTCTTCGTGTCAGAAGAAACAGGTTGTCACGGATCAAAAAAGGTAAATGAAGATTTCCTTAAAGATGTTGGTTATTGTACTCAATACGATGCGCCAGGTGATCACCTTATCTCTTATAGTTGTTTTGGAACCGTTTTATTTGATAAAGAGGGTGAATTCTTTCACACTGCTCTTAGATCTATCACCAAATCGTTTAAAAACGAGATGATGGTACAATCACACCCATACACTGACATTATGATGATCAAACAAAAGTCAGATTTCTCTTGTATTAACATTTCTTGCGGATATTACAACATGCACACATCAAATGAACTTATCTGTATTGATGATGTTGTTAGAGCAATTGAGGCAGGTAAAAACTTGGTTAAAGATCTTGGGTTAAAGAAATATGAGTTTGAATACAAACCTCAGGGGTTCCAAACATTTAATAACCATGAGGATGTTAACGTAGTTGAGTATGAGGTTGATAAATTACATTCATTGGATTCTTTGGATATTTTTGAAGAAGAGGAAGGGATTATGATTTCAGACATCTACGATGGTGCCGGTCTATTCATTGATAACGATGATTGTCTTAAACTATATGAGATCTTACACGAGAGGTTATTTGGATCTGACTAATTTCTATATTCGTCAGGTTTAAATAAACCTGGTTGATTCATAAAATTTATAACATCTTTAATTGGTGCCTTACCTTGTTTAACATCGGATCCCCATACACCTTTCTTTCTAACAATGAATGAAACCTTTAGAGTGTCTTCATCAATTGAATTAAATTTAATCTCGTATTGACCATTAAAGGCTTTCATTGGAATAAAATTATCCATACCTCCCATGTTTATTATTTGATTTAAAATCTTTAGGTATTCAGGGTTATAATTCTCAATCAAACTTTCCTCTAACTCTTCCAATTTACTGTTGACTCTATCACAAAAAACGTCTTTGAATTTATCGTAATCCATGGCATTGTATTCAATCTCATAATAATCAGGGGTATGGTTTTTAAAATTCCTTTCAATGTAATCACGCATGGTTTGAATTAGATTTCCGTCAAACTCACCGTTGTTAATAAACATCATTGCCAAATTACCCCAACTTATAAAATAACTTCTAAAACAATTATCCAATCTATGTGAAAAATTCTCAAAACCAAATTGTTTTAACCCATCACAGTAAACATTTTTAATATAATCTGAGGCAGGTCCCTCAGTTGCAGCTTGTTTTGCATCAGACCATATCCATTGTATATTATCGGATATATTAGGAAGTGAATCAAGAACGTCTCTTATTTTAACTTCACATGACTCATTTTTAACCTGATACCCTCCTGACTCATTTTTAACAAAACAAGGTAGTATATTTGGAGAAACAAGTTTAACAATATCATATAATACCGATATATTTTCACCACAAAAATCACCCATTATATAACCCTCTCTCCATTCATCATAGGCTTTATCACTAAAACCAAAATCCCACCTTTCATTATACATTTGATCAAGATACGATGCCTCATAAGCTTCATATGCTTCTTCACCATATGTGTCAGGAAAAAAGAACTTTAAAAATTCTTCAAGACCATCAAAGTTAAAGTACATTCCTTTAGAATCAATCTCTATCTCCTCAGGTTTAACTCCATTTTCATCAACAAATAGAACATCATCAGGAGATATTCTTTTTTTGTTTAATAATAGTAGTTTTTGAAAATCATCTAATTCTTTAGCCTCATCCTCAATAAGAAGTCTTTTTTTCATATATTTATAAATATATTGGATAATAGAAAGAAATATACTATCTTTACAATAGTTATTTGACATATGGGGGTGTTTTTGGATTTGACAGGTATTGGCTGAGGATCAAGGGCACGTGGGGACTGAACTAATCTCCTTAAAAACTGGTTTACTTTTATAGACGGCAACGTTTTATCAAAAATGGAAACTCTTGGATTAGTAAGAGAATCTGAAGTTACTGTAGCTTAATTTAAGTACGGAAACGGGGGGTCGGTCAGACAGATAACCTAGCAACAGAAGTCGTTGATGAGTTGGTTTTCACTCTAAAAGAAAACAAAACGGGCGTGGTTCCCCGTAAGAACTACCACCGTCGCTGAGTGGTGTGAGAACTTAGATATTTCGGAAGGTATGACAAACCTTGACCTAAACGTGTAGTCCTTCTCTGACAGGATAGACTGGACCGGAGTTCGAGTCTCCGCACCTCCACCAACTAAACCTCATCCTAGGATGGGGTTTTATTTTTTATAATAATATTTTGATTATTCGTAAAATATTCGTAATTTAGTATTATGAAAACTTACATCAACAAATTTAACGAAATTAGTAAAGTCACTAAAACCATTACAGTTGTTTCTGTATTGTTTTACTTACTCGGTATTTTTTCATTAATTGTTAATCCAATGATTATAGATACCTTAAACTTGAATATTGGTGAATTATCTTTATCAACTTTATATGAAGTTTTCACATATCCATTTCTACATGATTTTCACCCATCTCACTTAATGTTTAATTTGGCATTACTTATTCTTTTTGGATCTGGATTAGAAAAAGAAATTGGTATTAAAAATTACTTAATGTTAATTGTTTTTGGTTGGGTCTTCAATTTTTTTCCTATGATGTTCTTGGGTAATGATGATGAAATTATGGGTTTGTCAGGGATCGTATTATCTATTATTGTATTTAACATTTTCGTTTCAAAAAATACATCATCATCTGTTAGATTTTTAGGGATTGTTTTTTGTTTGGATAATTTATTAAACATACTCCAAGTTGATTTTTTAAACGATATGAGAATTTTTGGTCATGTTATGGGTATTCTAGGCGGATTATTATTTGTAATTGTTTATAAAATAAAAAAGGTGACCGTATAGTCACCTTTTTTTGTTTTATAATTTCATTTTTAATTTGAGTTATATCCGTATGAAAATTTTTGTAAATTAGTTTTTTTGTAGTTAAGTTTATTTAATGGGTATATGTCTGTATCAGTAGTATTTTTTTCAACCTTAAATATTCTACATAATTGATCTTCTACTGTTTTACCATTATATGCGGTTCTTGTGAAATCATCACCTTGCATAAATGAATTCAAATATGTTGCAAATTGTTGACCTCCTGTTAATTTGTTTAGTTCAGTGTTCACTTGGTTAAACATATTTTTATCCGTAATTTTTGATAAAGCGGCAATAACTATTGTTTCATCGTCATTAAATGTTCCTTTAGCGTTAAAAATAACTTTAGCAATGTTTGATGGTGTTGGTGTTTTTAAAAGAGACCAAGGACTATTTGAAGCTACCGCAGTTGCATCTTCGGCAATTACTCTTTTAACTATTCTAACCAAATCAGATTCTGTTAATCTTACGATTTTTTTCATAATTTTATTTTATTATAAATATATGGTATTTTAAAAAAAACCAAAAAAAAAGGGACCGATTCACATCGTCCCCAAATTTCTTCTTATAAGATAAGTTTTTTAAAAAAACGCTGAGATTATACGTTTATGTGAGGTATCTTTTGAAGGATTATTGTTTCCCTTCGTATCCACTTCCTTTTGAGAAGTAAACCTCAGTGACGATTATTTAGGTGAATCACTCCTTGAGATAATAGTTACTCTCTTATTACTTGACTCTCTCCGAGAATGCCTTCCCAGTTGGTCCTTGCGGGACTAGAGGTGTTTGGTAAGAATACGATCAGACTTGCGATCCTATCGTGCAATGAACGGCTCATTACTATGTAGTCACCTTTCACTATTACCTGACGAACACTTTTGCTTTATAGTTCTTAGTTTTACTTAATTTCTGTAAAGTTTTTGTGTTGTAGATTGTAGAAGTAGTGGTCCGTCTCGGGCTTCGTCATCTTTTGA